TCTTATTTAAGGAAATTATCCTTAGTTAATGATCCTGAATTCAAAACCAGAATTATTGCTATTTTCGACTACTGGTCTCAAACAGTCCTAAAACCATACCATGATAATCTGTTAGAATTACTGCAAACCATGAGTCCAGATTGTACATTCGTTCAACATAAACATGTTGGAAATGTCTTTTCTAGAACCCATGGAAAGAGTAATATCTACTCTTTTGATCTTAAATCTGCAACAGATAGATTCCCTTTGATTGTTCAAAAGGAAGTATTTGCTGCACTTTATGGCCAAGAGAGAGCAGATTCATGGGTAAGAATCTTAGTAGACTATCCGTTTAAGACTCCAAAGGGTGAAATGCTTTATTATAAAGCAGGTCAACCAATGGGGGCTTATTCATCATGGTCTACATTCACTGTTACTCACCACCTTCTAGTACAATTTTGTGCTAGACTTGGTAAAGTAACGAGTGAAGGTAACTACTTTAAGGACTACTATATTCTTGGAGATGATATCATTATCTTCAATGATATAGTTGCCGATAAGTATAAGTACCTTATAGATATCTTAGGTGTTGAATTATCTCCAACAAAGACACATGTATCAAAAGATACTTATGAATTTGCAAAGAGATGGTTCTATAAAGGAGATGAGATTACCGGAATATCACTAAGGCAGATACTAAATAAGCCCAAGTATGCACTTGTGGCTGATTTTATATCTGAATTAGATGATAGGTATCTTAACTCTGATTACACTATGATATCTGAACATTGCTTGTACAATCTCCTTTCCATATGGCATAATGCTGGAAATTCCAGGTATTACGCCAAGATGGGAATGAGGTATTGGAGTCTTCCAAAAAAGGAAGATAAGAGTTGTACTCTTAATGAGAAATATCATTACATTATGACATCACTAATTCACAATGAATTAGGATGTAATAGATCACCATGTGATCCAAAGATACAAAATATCATTGATGTAATGATTCTTCATACTAAGAGTCAACAACTCCAAGACATGATTGTACAAGGAGCCCAAGGTTATAATGCTTACATTATGAACAAGATATCTATCTTTAATAATGAAGGTATAATAAACGAGGACTGTGATGTTCAGATGACTGTACAATCTTTACCCGATGTTTTAGCATCATTTAACAATGTTAAAGATGTTCAAACTGAGTATGATGAACTTAGAAGAATCATATGGGATGGGACTAATGGAGAAATAAGAGATGTGATCACATCATCTAAGATTGATCCATCCTTTAACCCATTAGCCACATTCCAAATGAATCCAAGGCATCTAAAGATTGTGAAGACTTCAAGGACTATTAAAAAGTTAGTCAAATGGATTGATGGAGAGTATTTACCATCAAGACATGAAGCCTTAGCTATTTTAAATGATGATGGTAATAGCTAATTACCAAGATCACGGGATAGTTCCCGGGGATAT